ATCTAGCGGTGGTTGTATCACCTGTGTACCCTGTTGCTCGAACCATTCTACAATTTTGAAATAATCTTTACACCGATTCGGGCGAGCGAGTGTTGTGAGTAATGTAACATATTCTGGTGGATCTTTGAATATCCTCTTCACATCTTCAATTGTTAGTTCGTCGTCTTCAACGAACAGATCGTTGAATTGATTTTTAGTGTCATTGTATTTGTTTGATAGTTCTAGAACCACTCGAGTCGGGACATCCTTATACATATCATATTTACCGTACCAGTGATTGAGTAGGACTGGATCTTCTAACTCCTCAATAGAGATAGACTCATCGTTTGCTATGTAATTCTGGTTGAACAAAGCGAGTTTGGCATCATATTTTGTATCTTGGTAATTGTAACTGTAATACCATTCTTCGGGTAGGAAGTTCCAGAATTCATTACCAGCTGGTCTTCTCCACTGATGGTAGTTGTCAGAACCCTTGTAAAATACTTTGAACACATCTGGATTATTCACGACATCATCATATATTTTCTTCGGTTGTTCAGACCACCAAAGCATGCAGCTAGAGTTGAAGTATGTTCCACGAATATCTCTAAACCTTCTCTCCTTCACCTGCCCTTCAGGTTGCCAATGAGAATATAGGATATGGGGTTGGAATGCAAGTTCGTAAAACTCATCAATTGAGTCTTGTATGATAATATCTAAATCGAAATAACAGAATGGACCAACATCATTGAGCCATTCTTGTGCATTGAACAGAAGGAATTTAGAACGATCCCAGCAATAGTTCTCCTCGACAAACCAATACTTTGGGTGTAGCGGTTCAACATCGGGGATAGGGTGAATATCTACTTCTTCCCGAATGCCATCGGGTTCATCTGTGAAACATACCATTCTAAATTGATTGACATAGTTCGCATCAATCATACCATAAAGGTTATTCACATACTCTGCAGAGTATTTGTCACCCCACTTTATTGTTAGAAAAGTGAGAATAGTAATCAATCCTTAAATTGAAGTCGTGTCTATCTTGACCGTTTAAGAGGCAGATACTTGCTCCCTTATGATGCTTCCTACCTCTGGGACTCGTATCCGTTTCATAATCAATACCATATGCATAAGAGTATATACTGCCCTTGGGAAAATGTGCAAAGATATATCCGTGTATATGGTATAAGTATTTATCGTCGCAATCTCGGTATCGTACGAGCCATCTATCTGGGTCTGCGGAGAAGTGCGTGAACATCGACCTCCCGTTTCCTTTGCTCCAAGCAATAACACTAGAGTTATAGTCACCACCACCGATATGTGCTTCGAAACCTTCTGGCTTCCAGTACGTCTTACATATGGTGGGTCTTTCTAATCCTGCGTCAAAGAATTCGTCAAGATTTGGGTTTTGAATGATGACATCTAGGTCTAAATATAAACATTGATCCACATCACGCCCTTCAAACATCATCACCTTATTGAATGTTCCCAACTCTGGGTCTATTCCTGTGACTGTCTTGACCTTTGGGTCTAACCCACTAGGTGCAGAGTCACAATACAGAACATAATTATACCCCTGACCGTTGGTCGAGTCAACAATATTATTAACATCTCTATAAGAATATTTGCTGCCGTACAGCAACATAAAAATAGTTTTCATAACAGACATTATACCTATTTAGTGGGAAAAAGTCAAGTGTTTTTATAATCTTATAAATAAGAGCAGCATTGGAGCAAACATATGGCAACGCAAAAAAATATAGTTATTGATCAGGGTACAACATTCTCAGTTGATGTAACAGCCAAAGATAGTGCTGGAGCAGCAAAAAACCTTACTGGTTATACCACAACAGGTCAGTTGAGAAAAAGTTACTACAGTTCCACCTCCACAAGTTTCACGACAGCGCAGGTAGACGCAACAGGAGTCATTACTCTTTCCCTCACTGCAACTGAAACAGGAAATTTAAAAGCAGGAAGGTATGTATACGACTGCGAATCCGCTTCTGGATCGGAAACGATCCGTGTAGTTGAGGGTATCGTCACAGTCACACCACAAGTGACAAAGGCATAACTCAATGGATATGAAAGACCTGTTTCAGATGTTGGCTGAAGAAAAAGCCAAGAACTCTGCCGAACAGAAGAAAACAAAGAACAAATCGAAAGATCTTCAAGGCGATTTCTTGGAGGCGTTTTCGTCTGAGTTGAAACAGTTGAAGGAAGAGGAAGAAAAACAAAAGCGCGAAGTTGCTGCGATGGAAGCGTGGTTGACATCCCCAACAAACAAAGGTGGTGTTCAGGTTGAGGAGATTGTTGGCGACACAGAAGATAAACTCCCTGAAATACAAGAAGTTGTCGAACAGGTCTTTGAAGAAGACAAAGAAATCCTAGAAGAATTAGTAGACACACCTCTTCAAGAACAGGCACTCGACTTCTTGAAGACCAAGCGCGTTGAGTTATCTGAAGAACAGGTCAAAATAAAAGGTCTAGAGAAACAGATCGATGACGTGAAGAAATCAATCATGAGTATTCGGTTGGGTCTTCAAGGTTCTTCGGGCGGTGGTGCAGTAAAGATAAAAGACATGGACGATGTAGACCGTTCAACTGCTCTTGTAAATAATAAGTTCCTAAAATATGATTCAGCTTCTGGTAAGTTTGTCGGTGCAGACGCATCTGGTGGTGGTGGAAGCGCAGATTTTTCATCAGTCGGTGAACATATCCTTCCATCTGCAACCGAAACATATAATCTCGGTTCAGCGACAAAGCGATGGAATGATTT